AAAATGTATAGTAAATCTAATTAGACAAGAATTAGTAGAAGATTAAGAATCAAGATAGGAGGAATAAATATGAATTGGTTTTTAAATAATCGTGAAGTCATTAGAAACCTAGCATTAAACACAGGAACTACTGCAGACCCTGCATTTACTGCATTTTGTACTACAAGTGAAGTAGCACTAACTACAGATTTTGAAGAAAAAGACTTTTATGTTTTCTGTGACGCTATTCAAAGAAGTATTATTACAGGTGCTAAATTAACTATTAACGCTACTGTAAAAATAGATATGAATAACGCTGCTATTATTGCTATGTTAGGTGATTTACACACACTTATAACAAGTGGTACAGTAGCACAATTTAATAATGTTATGGTACAATTTGAATTAATTACTAATGTAGAAAGTAATGTTTTAACTTATACTAAATACAACGTCCCTGTTAATATGAAGATTAGTGATTTAGGAGGGGCTGCAGAAGATGAGGGAGAATATGCACTTGAATTAGTAATTAATGGAAAAGGTACTGTAGTCACAGGCTAATTATAGAGTGATTTATTTCACTCTTTATCATCTTAATAGTTTTAGTAGGTGCAAATCCTACAAAGATGACCGTAAACGATAAGTAAAATATTTTGGAGGTGATGATATGACCGGTGGTGATGTAATTTTTAATTTCAAAGGTAATACCAATGATATTGAAAAAGATACTAAAGGTTTAGCAAGTAAGGTTAAAGGCATAGCCGGTGGAATTGCCACTAGCATTGGAGCAGCAGCAGCAATTGGAGCAAGTGCTTTAACGGGTATGGTTGGAGCGTCAGTAAAAAATTATGCAGATACAGAGCAATTAGTAGGTGGTGTAGAAACTTTATTTAAAGAAAGTGAAGCCGAAATTAAAGAATTTGAAAAAATTTATGGCAAATCGTGGGAAGAATTAAAAAATGCTCCTGAGGGTTTTACTACTACTGTCGATGAAGTATTATATAACGCTAAACAAGCCTATAAAACAGCCGGTGTATCTGCAAATGAATATATGTCAGGTGTGACATCATTTGCAGCCTCATTATTACAAAGTGTAGAGGGAAATAGTTATAAGGCTATGGAAGTAGCAGATATGGCATTTACTGATATGGCAGATAACGCTAATAAAATGGGCTCATCTATGGAATCTATACAAAACGCATATCAAGGTTTTGCAAAACAAAATTATACAATGTTAGATAATCTAAAATTAGGTTATGGTGGTACTAAAAATGAAATGGAACGTCTATTAGCAGACGCAGAAAAGATAACAGGAATACAATATGACATTGGTAATTTAAGTGATGTTTATAATGCAATCCACGTTATACAAGGTGAATTAGGGATTACAGGAACAACTGCTAAAGAAGCAACCGAAACTATATCAGGAAGTGTAGCAAGTGCAAAGGCTGCATTTACAAACTTTTTATCAGGTATGGGTGGAATAGATGAAGTAGTTAAATCATTTACTACTGCAGGTACAAACATATCAAAAGCAGTTGTAAAAATGGCTCCTGATATTACTAAAGGTATAGTAGGGCTATTAAATGGTTTAATACCTCAAATACCTACATTATTACAAACATTATTACCTACTATTATTCAGGGTACTATAATGTTGATTCAAGGTTTAATTGGTGCTATTCCTCAAATTATGACAGTTTTATTAGAATCATTACCTACTATTACTGAAATGTTGATACAGGGTATGATACAGATAATTACAAGTTTAGCCGAGATGTTGCCTCAATTAATGCCTCAAATAGTAGACGCAATTTTGGGAATAATTCCTATATTGATAGATAATGCCCCATTATTCATACAAGCAGGAGCACAGTTAATAGGTGGTTTAATAGCAGGTTTAATCGGTAGCGTACCTGTATTGTTAGGACGTGTAGGTGAGATAATAGCAAAACTTATTAATGCTTTTAAACAAATTAGTTTACACGATATAGGTAAAAATCTATTAAAAGGATTATGGAACGGTTTAGGTTCTATGAAAGATTGGTTATTAAATAAAGTTAAAGATTTAGGTAAATCAGTATTAAAATCTATCAAGGGTATATTTGGAATAAAATCACCGTCAAAAGAATTTGAATATATCGGCGTTATGAACGTCAAAGGTATGGAAAAAGGTTTTGATGATGAGAAAGACAAATTACAAGAATCATTTGATAGTATGTTTGATTTATCACCTAGTCTATACGGAACATCAAGCCTTAATTTAACTCCTAACGTAAATGTAGAGGTATATAATAGTTATAATCAAGACCCATTAGGACAAATGGTTAATGATGTTAAAACATTTAGTGGTGGCTCTAAAAATGACTATAACTATGGGGCAGGTGTTTAATAGTGAATAATGATATTAAAATGTATATTGGTGGTGAAGAAGTAGTAAGTAATAAAGATTTTACTATTAAAGAAGAAATGCTTACGGCTTCTTCTACCATATTAAATAATTGCTACCCAAAAAGTTGGGAAGATGATAAAGACTATGTAAATAATTTCTATTTTCCTAAAGACTATTCTAAATTTGCATTATATAGAGGTGAAACCTTATTATTTGCAGGAGTTGTAAAAAATAGTGGAAACATTAGTTTAAAGCCTACAGAACCTAAATATTGCAGTTTACAAATATTAGACTATAAAACATTTTTAAGTGAAAGTGACACATTAGATTTTGTTATATCAAATAAAACAATAGCACAGGCTATTAGTATGGTAGTAGACGCAATTAGTGGTTATGGTTTTATATTAGGAAATATAGATATAGAACAGGCAGATGAAGTAATAGGTGCTTATTCTACGTTAAATAAAACTGCTTATGATGTATTTCAATATTTAGCCAATATATCAGGCTCAAGGTGGAGGGCTAGATTTATAGATGATTCTACAATGGCAATTGATTTTTATGACCCTGAATCATTACCTAGAGGAATTGATATACAATATAATCAAGAATTTTGGGAACAGAACAATATAGTAGATTTAAAATTTAATTATGGAACTAGAGATTACCGTAATAAACAAATAATTTTAAGTGATGAAGTTTACGGTGGAATAGACTATACAGAAGTATTATTAAGTAATGGTTATAGCACAAGTTATATTACTCAAAACAATATTGCAAGTGTTAAATCAATAACAGTAAATGGTGTTGAAGCCGAAGTAATTACTCAAAGTGAAAAAGATTTAGGAGTAGACGCAGAATTTTATTATACTCCCGGTAAAAACGTATTAGAAAGCACAAACTCATATTCTGCAGGTACACAAATTGTCATTACATACACTCCACTTGTTAAAGGTAGACAAATTGTATATAATGACGAAGAAGTGGCTAGAATATCTACTCAAACTGATACTTTAGGTGTTATTGCTAGATATGAAAATAGAAACGATATTTTATCAAGTGATGAATTAGAGAGTATAGCAGAATCTTATATTAAATATAAAGGTAAACCTGAAATAATACTTACATTAACTACTTTAAATAATGATATTTATAATGTAGGTGAAATAGTATATTTTGCTTCACCAATAGCCGATTTAATACAAGATTATATGGTTAAAACTAAATCTACTAATTATATAACAGTAGGTGGTGAAACTAATCTATTTTATACTTATGAATTAACAAGTAGTTTTAATAGTGAAAAAGCAATTAACTATTTTGATAATCAAAGAAATAAATCTCAAGGTAATATTGCAGAGGGTGAAAGTATTACTAGAAATATAGATATAAATAATTCTGCTATGATTATATGGCAAAATGCTACTATAACTGAAATATCTGTAGATGTTGACGGTGATAACGTATTAAATAGCGTATTGAATAGTCCATTTATTGATTAGGAGGTAAAATATGACAGGAACTTTTAAAGAGCAATTATTAGATTATATTACAGGTAAATTAAATATAAATCCAAAGCCAAATCACCCTGTTTTTACATCTATAGTATATTATGAAAATAATTTATACACATATATAAGTGATAATACCGTGCAACCTCAAACCTCTACTTATCAATTAATTAAGGGTAAAGGTGGAAATGGTGAAGAATTAGACGAACATATTTTATATGGTATTGATGAATATGACAATACAGGATTTATGGTTGTTTTAGATGTAAATTTTAAGCCAATACAATTTATTGATAGTTATTCAAGTGGCACTAAATTTGGTGTATTTGAATCATTAATAATAGATGATGACGGTAGATTTTATGGAGTTGAATATATAGAAAGCACACAAACTAGAAGATTTGTAATGTTAAATAATATATTAGCCAAAGCAACAAATCAAACTGAATATAAAGTAGTATTAAGACAAAGTTATAATTTACCTACTTCATTACAAAGTGGAACTATTAATAAATTAATTAAAAAGCCACTAGCAAATAAGT